TCCATGCTGGTCGCAACAGGTGAACGCACAAAGTGCTTCAACCCGTTAGGTACGTCCGTAGTCAGGAAGAACGCATCAGTATCTGTTAGATAATGATTGACGGTGTATCCTTCAGGAACCATACCCATGTTGCGTAGTGCGTTAATATCGTTATCAGCCGTACCGACTCGTCCTGGGGTTTCCAGAAGACGATCTGCAACGAATTGCAAAGCGGTAGGGATGATTAGCTTACGGGCTTGAGCGTTGATCTTAAGACCCCGCTCATCTTCGAAAGCTGCGATATCGATCAGAGACTGCTCTAATGAAGTCTCGTTGAGGTCAGACGCAGTCGATAGTTCGTTGCGTTGAGTCTCATTCCCTACAGTCGGGTGATCAGTTGCACACAGTTCTTTGCCATCACCGCCAACAAAAGAAGAACTAAACGCATTGTTCAATACGTTAGCACCTTTAATGTTTTTAGTGGTCATCATAGAACGAGCTAGTGCTCGCGTATAACGAGAAGACAAGGTGTCATACAAATTATCTTCGATAGCTTCTTCAGTTAATGAGAAAGCTAAAGCGATAGTTTCATGTGAATACCGTGCAGTAAAAGATTCTTGTGCGGTGTCATAAGTAACACCAGAACCTTCAAACTTTACAGGAGCTTCACCGAAACCAGTCAACATCACCTCTTCTTCAAAAGCACGTTCTGAAGTTTCAGATTCGAAGATTTCTTCGTACTCAGCGTCGTAGCGATCATACTCTAGTCCGAAAAGAGCATGAAGGCCAGGAACCAGCTCTTTTACGAGTTGAGCTCTATTAATAGCCATTAGTTACTCTCCTTCGACTATACAGCGAATACGTTAGTTGGGAACGAAAAATACCCACGAGCGTTAGCACCAATGCTATTACTCGGGGAATCTACGAACCTATTCAACAACGCTATTCCGCTACTTGTTGTCGCTGTTACACCTTCTTTGGATCGGCCATTGTTAGTGCTGCCAGCGGTTGTTGAAATCGTATATTTAGCACCAATAAAACTTACGGCTGGGGTGCCGGCAGTAAATTGTGCTTCGTACACGATTGCAGGATCGGTATATACATACGCTTCGACGTCTGCTGAACCCAGCGTAGCTGTTGAAGCAGGAAAGAACGTAGAGTATGTAGGAGTACCGTCGGTTGCGGTATAGAAACAGCCAGCAAAAACTCCTGCTGGTGTGCCTGTCGCAGTGCCTTGGATAACGTACCCAGAAGATAGGTTTACAACGTCTCCGTTGAAGATAGCAGCTGAAGTGCCACTAGCAATACGCAACTTCTGAGGACGAATCGTTCCACCATATAGGTGATAGGCTGGAGTGAACCCATTAGGGGCGTCAGTATTAGCCATGATTTAATCCTCTAAGGAAAATGATGAATTAATCCGTAGCCTTTTGTCGGCTTCCGAATTCCACTTTTGTGCTTCTCCTCATATCGCTCTGTCGGAGCGGCATTCTTGGATCAGCTTCTCGCATCAAATCATTATCGACACCTTGAAGTTGTTCTGCAGTCTTACTGTTATAGTAATAGTTGCGTTCTTCAACAGTCTCTTCAGGAATTTTAGCGAGAATTAAGCCACCAACACCTATTACGCCAGCGTGTTTACCGTCCTCAATCGTAGGAGCGTCAAAATCAGGATGATCTTCTGCTCTTACTGGCTCGAATCCTTCACGAATACGTTTAGACATATTCGCTCTATCATCGTGCCCTCGAACTTCTGCACGAACCCACCTGTGCTTATAGCCAGCGGGAGCTTCGGGAGCGTCTAACATAGATGGCGGTTGCCATGGTTTACGGCGAGATTTCTTTTCTCGGGTTTCAGCAGATCTGGAGGTACGATCTGTCATTTTCATCTCCTATACAAATTTTGCGTACTCTTCAAGAGGCACACCGATTCTTTTAGCTATTGCTACCTGTGACGGTGTGAGCTTCACATTGCGTGCTCCTTTTTTAACAGCACCAGCACCTCGGCTAGATCCTGCTACAGAAGACTGCACGTTCTTTTTCCCTTCGGGAAACTTGTTCGGAAAAAGTTCTCTAATTTCACTGTCTACTCTTTCGTAGTAGTAATCAGAACTAGGGGGAACTCCCTCCTTTAATAACTTTTGATGGATACCCATAGCTGCATAGGTCATCCCATCATCTTCACCAAACCAAGCGTTTTCTGAAGCCCATCTTTCCGCACGAGGATCAGGAGCAGCTGGTTGTACATTAGTCGCCTGTTGTGGAACAGGTTGAGTCTGTTGAGATCTAGACTGAACAGACTTTTGTTTTGCAACTAATCTTTCGGCATTTTGCGCTTCTAAAGAAGTTTTAGCAACTGCCTCAGTAGCCAAAGCAATAGCTTCTGCGTCACCAAGTTCTTGAGCTTCTTTTAACGCTCGTCTAGCACGTTCTTTATCAGAAGCAATACGAGCGGAATATTCCGCTACTAACGTTTCATCTGAAGACTGTAACTTACTTTGTAAGCTATTTGTTTGTTCAGACATCTTTTTAGCAAACTGAACAGCTTCGTCGCGTTGGCGTTCTGCTTCCCGCATACGATAAGTCAGCTTATCTATACGCTTTTTAACACCGTCGCTATAATCCTCTAACTCATCAGTCTGAGAGGTTTCAACCTCAGCTTCACTTGTATCGAAGTCTCGTTGTGGTTCTTGCAACACATCCGCTTCGCGAGGATCTACTTCTTCATCAGGAAGTTCTAATTCAATTTCTTGAGACTCAGCCATTTAAATCACCTTATTGCAGAATATCTTCTGGGTTGTTCACAGTAGCTAAAATTTCATCATCATTTAAAAGACGCATATCGCCTCCTTCGATGTTAAATCTAGCTCCTGCATAGCGACCGAAAATTACCCAATCGCCCTCTTTACACCATGGGCCTTCAGGAAATTTATCAGAGTCGGAATATGCATCTGGGCCTTGTTTGACTACAAGCCCTACGATTGTAGCTATACGCTCTTTATCAAGAGTTTGTTTAGCCATAAGAATGCCGCCTTTTGTTTTCTCTGGTGGAGAAAACGGGAGAATCAACATACGATACCCAGTAGGGTTCGGTAGTTTATCTGCGTGAGAATCTAAATTTTCAGGAGTAAGAGACTCCTTCGGAGGATCTAACGGCGTATCAGATCCAAAATTTAGTACACGATCAGGGGTAGCCCCAGTTTCAAGTTCAGTCGTCTTCGACATCTTCCATCCTTCCATGCAGGGCGGTTATTTCTTGTTCAGCAAAATTAAGCCCTGAAATTTCTCCAACTATTCGTTGGTACTGAACATAGTCTTGTGCGCCACCAGCGGCGAGTGATTGCGTGAGATCATTTTGTCTCTCACGAAATTTGCGAAGTAAAAACTCCGAATATTTTATAAAGTCCATTAGTTAACGTAGCTAGTAAAATCTAATCCTTTAGTAGCTGCACCAGTTCCTTTTGTCTTTACTTTCTTTCCAGGAATACTAATTGTCTTTTCAGCTAATACAGTAGACTTCGCAAAACCTTCGTTAGAAGGTTCTGGGATTGAAGGTTGGACTCCTGCCTTTTGAGTCTTAGGGGACGGATAAGGCATTTCCGTTGATCTAAGGTTTCTCATTTTTTGCTTTTACTACGAGAACGAGTTGAACCACCGCGTTTCATTTTCATTGGCATTTTCTTAGCAGTTTTCCCGCCTATCTGCATTTTCTTAGGCATCTTTTTGTTTTTCTTGTGTCCAGGCATTTTAATCTCCTTCAGAATACAAGTTGTTAAACGTAATGTTCGGATCCATGTAGCTATCGTCAATCTCTGCACTATGTACATGTTGACTGGGATAAAAGTCTGGTGCTCCAGAACCTGTCTCCCATAACGCTGGATTGGTCGCTCTTACACGATTATTAGGCAACGCTACAATATTGCCTGTCCATTTCCCAGCATCTGTAAGTTGTATCAAATGACTTTGTTTATGTTGTGCAGGATCGTCAGCGATATCGTTTCCTGTGTAATCAACTGTAAACAAATACTTCCCAGTATAAAAATCACTATCAATCTTACATAACCAAGGACTAGAAGATACACGATCCATAACAATAACTTCATGGTCTCGTGAACTACAGTCCCAAGGTTGCGCTAAATGAGTAGCCATCGCTTCTGGCATTTCCTCAAGCATCGCATCCGCTACTAGAGCCGTAATAGGCATTCGTGCCCACATCGCTCCTCCGTGAAGATTCTCATAATCTTCTTTCTCTCCCAATTCGTACCCAGTGAATACAACTTGGAAAGATAAACATCTATCAGGGATAGTATTTACCGCAATCGCTATAGCATGTAAATACTCTCCGTGGTAATCTAAATGATTGTGTGTGTATTCTTTTCTAACCCAGCAATTAAAGTGTGGAATATTGCTGATTAGATGTGACATAAGTTACTGCTCTCTGGACTCTCGAACGATCTTAGCGATTTCAGTTAGATTAGAATCTATTTCACGATCATCTTGCATTTCCGCTTTTTGTAATTCAGCGGCAACACGAACGTCTGTTTGTTCTTCTTGAGATTCAATACGCTCTCTTTCGAGCTGTGCTTTACGTTCAGAATCTCTATCACGCTGCTTGAGTTTTTCGAATTCTAACTCTAGCTGTTGTTGGAACATTTCTCTTTCTGGGTCTTGCTGTTGTGCTGCCATTGCCTGTGCTAAGGCTTGCTCTTGACCTGTAATCTGTTGAGTTACTTGAGCAGCCGCTACAGCTATTTGACTTTCTAACTCTGGAGGTAACTGAGGCATCTGACCATCTGGTCCAGGTTGAGGTAATTCGATACCTTGTTGTGCCAACATCTCCTCTACTTGTATACGATACTTTAGAGCTTGGTGCTCCTGTATGTGCGCTTGTAATCCTGCCATCGCTTGAGGATTCTGTTGCGTTTGAGGATTTTGCATAAATGCAATATGCGCTTGAACGTGCGCATCGTGGTTTTGTTGGATAAACGCTTTTAGAGGCATCCCCATAGCCGAGTCCATATTTTCTTGAATAGGGTCTTTCGGGGCTGGGGCAAAGTCTGGCATTAAAATATCGTCGATATCTTTAATGTTCAAAGCAATATACATCTTGCGATACGCTTCTTTCATGTTATGGATCTGAGGGGCACTCTGAGCCATTTGAAGCTGTGTCTGCGCTAAAATAATCCGTTGGGTAGTGCTAAAGATATTGGGATCACAAACAGGAATAACATCAACACTATTATTAAAATCCTCAGCAAAAACGGTTTGTTGAGCACCTTGTACTTGGTAAGGATATTCCGGAGGTAAGTATTCACCGAATAACCTCTTTAGTATTTTAAATTCATTACGCTGTGCGTAATGCAACCGTTTATGGATTGCAGAAATTACTTTCTGTCCTTTTTCTAATAACGCAACCGTTGTACCTACAGGAGCATTAGAATTAGCGTCTCCTGTTTGATTATCCATAACGGATGCAAATCGTTGCCCAGATTCAACTAACAACCCTAGTAACTGAGCTAATGTCGCACTTGGTTCTTTATACGGAAGCGGCAAGAACGACTCTCGAATAGTCCCCCCAGGAACATCCACATCTCGCCATTCTCCTGGTTGTACAGGATCATCAGATCTCTGTATATTTAAACCACGAGCTTTGAAACCAGCTGGAAGATTAGCTAAAGTACCGGCATCAATAAGTTGACGAAGAATCGACGTTGCGGAACGGGTAACCCCGCCGATCATGTGGATTAGGCCAAATCCATAAAAGCCTAGTCCTGGGAGGAACTTATAATGCGTAAAGTATTCAATCTTTTTACGCATCGGATCCATTTCTTCGTAGTTTCTACGAATAGATAAAACAGTGTCGTTATCTTTACAGATTGTAACAATATACGGAAGTGCTAACCCTGTTGGTTCTCCATCACTACCTGTATGTTCAAATCCTTCGATATCTAGTTCTACATGAAACTCAAGTAACGTATATTCGGCTTGAGTTCCTGTTCTAGAAACACCGTCAATCTCATCAATCTTATCTTGTACTGCGTTATCTCCATCAGCTGAATAGCTAGGAGAACTCATCGGCATATCTCTGTAAAAACCACTTAGCTGTAATTTACGCAAGTCGTTTTCTGACATCGTCATGCGATGAGTAATACGCGGAGACGTATGAAGATCCGTAGCGTAGTACGGTACGATTAAATCTTCAGCTTTTATAAACCTAGAAACGACTCGACCTATTGCTGGGTCAAAATAACATTTCTTAAATGCAGAACCAGCTAGAGGCAAAAAGAATAACATCTGATCCATTTCAGGATCGTATTCTTCCATTTTATACATGAGCTGGTAGTTCATGAAATCCTTAACGCGATTAGCTTGCATCGCTTTCGGATCACTAGACGCGCCCATAATTTTAGTATCTACTGGGCCGTTTGCAGGAAGAAGTTCTTTATACGCTTGTGCTTGGAAATGAGTAGTCGCTTCGGCTAGTAACGGGTGATATACCCCACTCGCTCCTTCGAACGGCTCACTTCTAGGGTCACTATCTACCCCTAATAGTTCTAATCCGTCTTTAAACGCTTCGTACCAATCACCACGAGAACTAAGGTCTTCATCAAACGCAGTAGTTAGCTCACTAGAGACTTCAGAAAGGGTAGCTGGGTCTAAAAACTCGGCTAAATTTTCTTCGAAAGGGATTTCGACCTCTTCGGTCAAAAGAGATGGGTCAAGAACGTTATCCTCTTCATCAAAAAGGATTTCTACGTTCTCTTCACCCTCGGGAATCTGTACTTCAGCCATGGGTTGCCACCATACTCTTATTTTTTACTAGAATAAATCAGTAATAAACGCGAACTTTTGGGTAATACTCTTCATCGTCGGCATAATCGCCTTCTAAACGCAAAAACCCGCCTTGTCTAAAGCGCATAAGGGCTAAAGTCGTCGCATCTACGCAATCGTCGTTCTCTCCGTTCGGAAAATCTACGATTTCGTCGACTAATTCTTGTCCCCAATTCGTATCAGGTACCCAAACACGGCCTTCTTGGAAAATCGCGCTAACCGTATTCAATCTAGCGATCTTATCTTGACCTTTACTCGGTGAAAAGGTATTTATCGGGATACCTTGTCGCCGTAATTCTTGTGTAAGCGGGATACCTGACGCTTTTGTTTCGATAATTACCGAATCAGGCTCCCAATATTCGTACAAACGCATCGCTTCACGCTTGAGTTCAGGGAAATCTAATCGTTCTTTTACACAATCTATCAAAATTATATGGGCGTCCTGCCCGTTATACAGTTCATCGCCGATTTTACCTTCGGGATAGAACACTCCCCACGTTGTAATCGCTGTATAGTCGGCTCGTTCTGACTTTAAGAACGCCGTATCGTAACTTTGTATCAAATAATCGCAAGATGGAGGGTCATCGTTCGGCCATTCTTTAATCCATTCTTTCGGAATAATAGAAATACCTTCCCCAGTAGGGCGTTGCATATACTGCGCTGCCCATTTAGACGGAGGAATCGACGCTTTCGTTGCTTCTAATTCTTTAAGAGACCAAAACTCTGGCCATAACGGGTTACCTGACGGAAGTATCGCAGGGAATTCAATAATCTCCCATTCATCTCCACCCTGTTCTTGAGCCATCCGTTTAACTAATTTACCCGTTACGTCTTTTTTAGACCAACGAGTCATTACAATAACGATAGCACCTCCTGGCTGTAGGCGCTGACGAGGCCCAGTTTGATACCAATCGTAGGCTTCTTCTAACGCTTTATCCGAAAACGCATCCTGCTCAGAATGTGGGTCGTCAATAATAAACAAATCAGCACCACGACCCGCAAGTGCACCACCAATACCCGCCGCATAATACTGTCCACCTTGCGAAGTATTCCATTTACCTGCGCTTCGTGAGTCGGCTTTTAGTTCGGTAGCTGGGAATATCTCTGCATACTCTTCGCTTTCTAATAAGTCACGAACTCTACGACCGAAATTAATCGCGAGGTCAGCGGTATGCGTTGCTTCAATAATTTTGAGCTTAGGGCGTTTACCTAATAGGTATGCAGGAAACAAATACGAAGCAAACTCTGACTTCGTATGTCGTGGGGGCATATTGATTATGAGTCTTTTTGACTCTCCTGAAGCAATCTTGTCGAAAGCCTCGGCCATCTTCTTGTGGTGAGCACCTGCAATAAACTCTGGCCAAATCGCTTTAACAAAATCGTAAAACGATGCCATAGAACTTTCGCGCTTTTCACGCTTTTCTAACTCCTCGAGTAATATCGTAAACTCTTTCGCCTCCTCCTTAGAGAGATGGGAAAGGTCTACGCCTTTAAGATTTTCAAGTGGATTTTTTATCTTACTCTATCTCTACTATTGAGATATTCGGAGATAATTTTTGACGGTAAGGCATTCGTCCACGCGACACCACAAACTTACTAATGCTTTCTCTATCTCTATCCGACAATGCTTTTCCTGCCTCGCTTTCTTGAGAAAACGCTCGACCTGACAGACGCTGTCTATCGTAGTCTGCTCTAGCCTCACTTATTATCCCTTTTTCTACTAATTCATTTAGTTCTAGTAGTTCTTCGAACGCTTCTTGTTGAGCGATAAGATCTGCATCTAACTCAGGGTCATATTCAGGCATCCCGCCGTTTTCAAACTTTTTTGGTTCGACAGCACCCCCATAGGCCATCATCGTTATTTGATCGCGAGTCGCGGGAACCATATCCATTCCAGGAGTCGAAGACATAATATCTGCTAGTTGCATACCGACCCCTTGTATTTGAGGATTCGGATCTTGCATCATGCCCATAACTTGCGGGACATTAAAATAATAAACATCTTCAGGTGTACCTACTGGCCCACCGCTGGCCATTTGAGCAATTCCTGATTGTTCTATTAAAGCCATTAACTCCGCTTCAGAAAGATCTGCTGTCGGGTCTTCCATAGGTAACGGTTCGCCAGAAGGTATCGGTACTTCCCCGCCCTGATAATCCATCGCAGCTAAGGCTTCTTCTAAACCAGCTACATCAGTACCCTGAACATCCTCAGCGATTACTTCTGCAACATTAGATAAATTAGGTGCCGAGCCTTCAATTAATTCACGAGTATTTGCTTCTTCTCTCGCTTTCTTTTGTGCCTTACGAGATTGGCTGGCGCTATACGCACCTTGAGCAGCGGAAGCACCTAAAACAGCTAAAATAAGAGGCCATCCCATATTCTTTTCCTATTTGTACGATTTACCGTAATAACCTTTAGCGTAACTTAATCCACCGCCGTTAGCTTTTTTAGCAGTCTTTGCAGCTTGCCTAAAATTTTCAGCGGTCGGTGCACCCTTAGATCCTGGCTTACGCATTTTCTCTCCTGACCCCGCTGCTATACGCCTACGCTTCGCAGCGATATTTGCGTACAATCCTGGGCGACCACCCTTAGCCATCATATCACCATCGCGTCGGGCTTTTCTCATAATATCTTTCTGGACACGCATCGCTTCTTCTAACGCTTCAGGCGAATCCATATATTCATCGCGGCCCTCTTGTACTAGATCCCTAAACCCTTCTTCACCCTGTCGCTCTTTTTTCTTCTGCGAAAACGATTTTAGAAAATCAGGGAGATCCGCTTCGTTTTCTGTAGCACGACGAGTATCAATAATATCCTGCTCGGATTTCATCCTACGACCTATTTCCATAATCTCGTCTAATATTTCTTTTGCAGATTTACCCTTACCCGTAGGCCCACCAGCCATAGCTGCTAACATCCCAACTTCTGGCCCTAATATCGAACTTAATCCTGGAGTATTACTTAATTGAACAGATAAACTTGATTCGTCAATCGGCCCCGACATATCGCGGATTTCTTGCATTGTTAACGTATCTTTATTCGTACCTTCCATCGCACGAAGTAACATCGGAAGATTATCCATAATATCTTCGCCAAGAAGCATATCCCCCGTACCACGTAACAAAGACATTAAGCCGCCGGATCTACCGCCAACTTCCTCGTCATAAACCGCTTGCATATCATCCATTACCATTTCACCTTATCGGCCCAATAAGCTGCGCTCATTTTACCTTTCTTAATGTTTTTACCATGACGAGCTTTGAAACTCTTACGACGAGCCTTTTGTTTTGCTGACTCACCCTTCTTAGGCTTACCCGCAGTCTTTACTCCCTGCTGACCAAAACGAATCGTCTTGACCTTATCGCCCTCTTTAGCAACAACAACATGGGATTTTTTAGGATGACTCGGGGTTCG